TAAATCTGTTATTTTTCTAGTAAGCTTACCTGTTGCTCCACTTACTGAACCTGTTAAAGTTTCACCTAGTGTAAATCTTCCTGCTAAACTATCTTCAAAATTATTTGTTACTTTAGGATTTGTTTCAATTACATAACCATTATATTCTTTTGCCATATAAGCTTGTAAATCTTCTTGACTCATTGGCCACGACCTCATACCATCATGTAAAAAATCATTTATAACAAAAAATGTCCAGTAATATTTTGATGTTCCATATAATCTACCTGAAACAATATCTGGTCTTTCACCATTTTTTATTTCATATAATCTATAACCAGTATAATTATCAACAAATGATGGAAGTGCTCTAACACTTCTAAAAATGTCAACCATATTTTGCAATACGCCTTGACGATTAAAATCATATTGTACCTTTGGAAATTGTTTAAAAAATGCCATTATGAATCCTTAGTATCTTCTTGCGGTGGAGGTGTTTTTGTTGCCTCAGATTTACCATCTAAATAATATCCTTCTCTTCTTTCAGTTCTCGTATCATCATTAGGATATAAATCTTGTCTGACAAGAGCTCTTTCTTCTGTAAATGTCAATGATAATCCTATTTCTATTGGAGCTCCAGTACCTTTAAACATTGTATTTGCTGTTTCATTGAATGATGTTTCCATTCCAGTTAAATAAGCAGGTTTTATCACTGGCATATATTCATTAAATCTTCCTTCAGAATAAAAGCTAATATGAAATAATGGAGGATATGTTAATGCTATTTCGCCCATACGTTTTGGATATAAAAATTTTCTAAATGTTCTTTCAATATTAAGAGCCATATCAGATTCAAATGCACTTTCAGCAACCATTTTAAAAGAAAAACTAAACTGACGTATATTTACACCTTCAAAAGTTTGTCTTGTATATGGATTTACTGCAACACCTGCAGCTACTGCTGATTTTCTTCTGATATCAAGACCACTTGCTTTTGACATTTTATCTGTAGAAATAAGTCCTGCTGCATATACATCATCTTTTGTTACATTAATATCTCCACCTAATGCTCTTTTAGCAAAATCAATTCCGCCTTTTAAACTTCCCATATCAAAAGTACCATAGTTTGCACCATCACCTACTGATACTCCTGGAGGATGATATAAAAATATTACTGATTTGTTACCATTTTCTCCTGGTTCTTTTACGCAAAATCTCATAAAAGGAAACCCTTGACGCGCTCCACTTCTTAAATCTGTTGGAAAGAAAAAGTGTTGGTCTACACTTAAATTAACTCTATCAGAGGCTTCGACTAAACCTTTAGCCATACTTTTAATTGTATCTTTTACTTCTGATGCAGTTAGTTTAGGATTACCACTTTTAAGTTTTTCTATATCTTCTTCTAGTCTTTGGATTGCAATATGAGATGGTATTTTTGGTCCAACAAAATCAGACATCTATTTCTCCTGTATAAATAAATAATTAACTATAGGATTATTTATATGAGTTATAGCGGCAAATACAAAATAAAAAAGCCAGAAAAGTATGCAGGCAATGCAAATACGGTTGTCTATCGTTCTTTATGGGAAAAACAAGCATTTAAATGGTGTGAAAACAATCCAAAAGTAAAACTATGGAACTCTGAAGAAATAGTTGTACCATATAAATCTACAGTAGATAAAAAATTACATCGTTACTTTGTTGATTTATTAATACAATTAGATAATAAAGAAACATATCTTATAGAAATTAAACCAAAAAGTCAAACCATTCCACCAAAAAAGCGTAGTCGTAAAACTAAAAAGTATATAAATGAAATAGTTACCTATGCAAAGAATCAAGATAAATGGGAAGCAGCAACACAATTTGCAGAACATAAAGGTTGGAAGTTTCAGGTTTGGACAGAAGAAACTTTAAAGAATCTAGGCATAAAGATACTCTAGTCTTGTATAAATAGATTATATGGCAAGTTTATTTGACACATTACAAGCAAATGCATTTAGAGCAGGTGTTCGTCAGCGTACGAAACAATCTCAAGAATGGTTTCAAAGAAATGTAACAAAATTAAATGTATCTCGACAAGAAGTATTTAAAGATACTGCATTAAGTAAAAGTGCTGATACATCACGTGGAAGCATGTATATGTTTTTCTACGACCCTAAGCTTAAATTAACTTTGCCTTATTATGATAGATTTCCATTATCAATAATAGTTGATAGTGCACCTGGTGGATTTTATGGATTAAATCTTCATTATTTAAATTATAATACTAGAGCATTATTTTTAGATAATTTAATGGAGTTTGGTCCACCTAAATCAACTGAAAGTTCTAGATTAACTAAATTAAGATATAACTTATTGTCAGGTGTTAGAAAATTTAAAGAGTTTAAACCTTGCTTTAAACATTATTTAGCATCTAATGTTAAATCAGGATTTGCAAAAGTACCTATGACTGATTGGGAAATTGCTATATTTTTACCAGTAGAACAATTTACAAAAAGAGGAAAAGAATCAGTCTGGGCTGAATCTAATAAAATTGCGAGAAACTAATGAGCAGTATAGAAAACTTAAAATCATTAATTAGTAAAAAAGGTGGATTAGCAAAAGCAAATCGATTTAATGTAATATTTACACCACCAACTCAAACACTATTAAATTTGGATGGTGAACAAATTATTACTGCAGCAATTGGTGGAAGATTTAGTGCAAAGAATTTAATCAATGACCCAAGAGATATATCAATGTTATGTGATTCAGTGTCAATACCTGGAAAACAAATTAGCACATTAGATTATCAAGCACAGAAACAACCAATAAAAATTCCTTATGGGTCATTAATAGATGACGTTAATTTAACTTTTTTACTTACAAATGATTATTATATGAAATCTATATTTGATAAGTGGATAAATAGTATAGTAGACGTAGATAAATACTGCGTTGCTTATAAAAAGGACATCACTTGCGACGTAATAATACAGCAATTAGATGAACAAGATGTGCCAATATATGGCGTAAAATTAGAGGGAGCATTCCCAACAACAATGAATGAATTAGTATTATCGAATGAAAGTGCTGATACAATTCAAAAGTTGAGTGTGAGCTTTAGCTATGATACTTATAAACCTCAGGGTGCAATAAGTAGTACAGGTAGTGCAATAAGAAATGCATTATCTATTTTTGGATAATATAATAGGAGAAATATTATGGCTTTACCAGAGCTAAATTCTGCTAGGTATAAGGTTGAAATACCGTCAACTGGTCAAACAGTGACTTATCGACCTTACTTAGTAAAAGAAGAAAAGATTCTAATGATGGCAATGGAATCTGGTGATAATAAAGTTATCATGCAGGCCACCATTGATATTATTAAATCTTGTGTATATGATGATATTGACATTGATAGTTTAGCAATGTTTGATATTGAAACATTATTTTTAGCATTAAGGTCTAAATCCGTTGGAGAAAAAGTAGACTTAAATGTTAAATGTGAAGAATGTGGAGAAGGTAATGAAGTTCAAATTGATTTTGACGACATTAAACATCCAGTTATTTCACAAGATAATAAACAAATAATGCTAACAGAAGATGTTGGTGTTGTGTTAAAATATCCATCTTTTAAAGAGATTGATAAATTAACAAATGTTGGTGATGAGTCAATAGATTCAGCAATGAAAATGATTGCTGCTTGTATTGATAGTATTTTTGATGCAGATAACGTTTATCCTGCTAGTGAGGAAACTCCAAAAGCGTTAAACGATTTTATTGAGTCACTGAATAACGAACAATTTATGAAGTTATCAGATTTTTTCACTCATATACCTGCATTAAATAGTATGATTGAATTTGATTGTAAAAAGTGTGGAACACCTAATAAACAGGAGTTAAGAGGACTTCAAAGTTTTTTTACATAGGCCTTTCGCACGATAGTCTTGTAAACCATTATAAGACGAACTTTGCTATGATGCAACATCATGGATATAGTTTGACTGAACTTGACAATATGGTACCGTGGGAAAGGGAGATATACATAGCTCTTTTGACGGAATGGATAGAAAAAGAAAACGAACGTTTAAAAAACGAACAAAGGAGATTATAATGGCTGAAGGACAAGACAACAGCAGAAACGAAGTTGAAATAGACCTCGATAAGTACATGGCGATGATTG